TCTTTGATCAACCACCTTTCGTCGTCTATACCTGCCCGCTTCCCAGCATGGGACACGGGTTGGCAAGGGAACCCCGCCGTGATCGCATCCACCTGCGGTGGATCAACAATCTCGGTCAGGTCACCCAGGTTTGGTACCCCGAACCGTGCATCCAACACGGCAGAGGCATGCTTGTCTGTCTCGGACACCCACACCAGGTCGGTGTCGATGCCTGCTAGTTGCAGCCCTAGTTCGAGGCCGCCGTACCCTGCACACAGGGCTCCTACCTTGAGGCTCATCGCCCCATCTTTATGGCAGCGTCATCGACCAGTTTGCGTAGCTGCTTCTCTCCGCTTTCGCCTCGGGCGGCAAACTTCTGCCCCCATTTGAGGTCGCACTGTCGGGTCCACTCGTACACGGCGTCTGGCGTGTACTTCTGCCTGAACAGGGAGCAGGCGAACGAGAACAGTGCGAGGCTGCGGTCGCCGTGCGTGGGGCCCTGGTCCCATATGTCTCTGGCTACGGCTTTGAAGTCGGCACCGATCTTCGTGCCCGTGTGGGTGAACTTCGGGGTGTGCAGAGGTCTGTTCGATGCTGGCGGTTGGTACAGGGAGGCCAGTTTGACGATCTGTTGACGGTTCACCATCGAATCGAACGCTTCGTTGGTGAACTCCTCCAAGCACAGGTTGCTCTCAGAGCCCCGTACAGCCTCCTGACGGCCCTCTGGGCGTGACAGCGCATATGGGAGCCGTATTCCGTTGCCGAAACCCTTAGCGGGCATCGTGACCTGTTTCGGGTACACCTCTTTAGTAGGGCTTCCCACTATCTGGCATGCAGCGAACATGGCGTTGCGCCCCATCTGAGCAGGAATGTCTTCTACCAGGAATACCCACAGGTGGAAGCCTCTGGATCGGGAAGACTCAACCCACGACGGGATGCCGAGCTGCGTCAACAATCCCTGCACGTTGACGGCATGGACATACGACGGGTCACCTTCGTCCCAATCAACGGCGAGCCATCCGACGTTGCAACTCGGAGACCCTTCGACCTCCATCAGCGGGTATACCCCCAGGCGGTATGGCCCCCACAGGTGGTTGTGGATGGCTTCCTCGAAGACTGGACCCTTGGCCGGCATCGGGGTGCCATCCTCGCCACGCCACGGGCGGAAGTCGCCGTCGGGTGTCTCCTTGGCGAGGGCGTTGCCTCGAAACAGGTGGCAGAACTTGTCGCCGATGGCGACACGGTCAGTCACCGCATGTACCTGTCGTCGGGAGGGATGTCGTCGTCCCTGTACTCGCGAATCTGGCCGGTGTGCGGGCAGATGAAATACTCGAAGTCGCCGAGCCGGTTCGGAGGCCGCTTGTTCTTGTTGACCCGAATGTTGATCGACACCGAGTGGTAGCACTTCTCCACATAGGACAGCGTCGGGTCGTCGCGTCGCCGGTACACGCCAAGTACCGCCAACGCTTCCTGCTCGCCACCGAACTTGCCGGCCGTGATCGTTGACGGCTTGTGCCGGTCTCCAGATCCACGGCCAGCCTGATGGACGACAGCGAGCGGCACCGACACTTCCTTGCACCACCGTTTCAGACCCTGCGCCTTGGCGACCACGCCGTTGTGGTCGGATTCGCCTGGTAGCAGTTCGAGGTAGTCGGCCATGGCGAAGTCGGGGTTGCGTTGCCAGTAGTCCTGAGCTTCCTTGAATGCGTCGCCCATCTGGCTGAACGTCAACGCTGCGTCGTTGATGAGGATCCTGTTGAACAGCGTCTTGGATGCCGTTCGGACCTCGTCGAGGACGGTCTGGTTGCCGTCCTTGATCTGTTGTTCGAGTTCTTCGCCGTTGCGGCCGTATGCGATGCAGTGGAGTTTCTGTGCGATGAGTTCGCGTGGCTCGTCGGGGGAGAACAGCAGGATGTGGGCGTTGGTGTTCAACAGCGCCGTGATGATCGAGTTGTACAGCACCTGCGACTTGCCGTTGTGCGAGTGGCCCACAACCAGAAGCATTTCGCCTCTGGCGAGGCCACGCATGGCGAGGTCAACCTCTGGGAAGCCGAGCAGGAACCGACCCTCGTCGTTGCGGACGTAATCAACGAACGAATCGAACGCCGTGGAGGTCGGTTCGATGTACCTGTAGTTGGTTGCGGGAGCAGCCTCCCCGTCGGAGGCCGCTTCCCGTAACCGCTGCTCGATCTGCTCAGGCGACAATGGTGCCGGCAGATCAGCCATTACGAGCCGCAGCGTGCGTGCATGTCCTCCACGTTGAAGACATGGATGCTGCCGTCGCCGGCCTGGATATGGGTCGGTGCGTCCGACAGCCACAACCCAATGCGCTTGTCGCCGAGACCGTACTTGGCTGCGCCCGCCTCAGAGATGTTGAAGTCTGCTGCGGTGGCCTTCCACTCGCCCGACTCCTTCTTGCGCTTGTTGTCGAACACGATGACCTTGCCGTCGTCGGTCTTCGTGCCAGCACACAGGAACGCTATGTTCCATGCGGCCTGCCGACCGTCGGTAACGAAGCCGTTCTCGTCGCGCTGGACGGGCTTGCGGGCACCCCGCGCCGGCTTCGCCGCCGTAGGAGCGGGTGGCGCTGGCGGAGCCGGCGGCGGGATGTCCGCACCAGGTGCCGCCACTATCTCGGCGCCTGGGAACGCTGCCTGCACCTGCTCGACAGGCGCAGCTGCCGCTGCCGCTGGTGCTGGCGCTGGTGCTGGTGCCGCAGCGACCGCAGGCGGTGCTACCACGATCTCGGCGCCACCGAGGCGGTCGATGATGCTGTTGAAAACCGTTTCCTCGACGGCGAGATACTCGGTGATTCCTTCTGCGCCCTTGCCCATGCACACAGATCCAGCCACTTTGGCTGCCACCTGAGCGATAATCGATGTGTCCCTGTCAGTTAGCATTTCGTATTGCTCCTTCCCTTTCGGGTTACCAGTTCGCCGGCCGTGTGCCGACACCCAAGTGCTTCCCACGACATGCCGCCCAGTTCGGGCACCAGTCGTCTGAGCATTTCCAACCATCGTAGCGCATCGGCCATGACGGCAGCCGCGCTTCGATCAGGTCGGCGATGCTGTTGCACATCGGAACCAACGCAGCCCAATCCTGAGGGGTGCGTGTGACATCAATGATCTCAAGCTCACCGTTGGTGAGATAGCAGAACCTGAACGGTTGCGGCGACTCCAGGTCACCACGCTCACGGGCGCGAGCCAGCGTGTAGATCATCGACTGCAGGTCGTTGCGACGAACCAGCCACGGGGCGTCGTGCTGGCCCGTCTTCCAATCCCAGGTCAGGTTCGGTTCATCGAGATCGCGGGTGCCGTGCAAAAAGATGCGACGGTTCTCGTCTTCGTGGAGGATGAACTCAAACGGAGTTTCGATGCCCACAGGGTCGAGGTACGGAAACACCTGCTCGTACCAGACCGAAAGCATCTGTACGGCGAGAGCGACCGTCGACTCGGCGGTAGTCGCTTCCTTGTTCCACTTCTGAATGTCGTCTACATGGTTGTCCCATTCCATGTGGAAGACCTCGAGAACGTCTTCGTAGGTGAGCTCTTCGCCGGCCATGCGTGCATGCAGGGCCGCTTCGATGGCTGCGTGGACGACGGTGCCTCGCACCATCTTGCTGCCAGCCACATCGGTGGCGGTCTTGTTGCGAAGCGTGCGGGCCTGCTCGGGGCAGGCCAGAAAGGTATTCAACCAGGACTGTCGGAACCTGTGTTCGATCATGCCCACACCTTAGAGAAGGGTTGTGACATCCATCGGGGATCCTTATCAGATATCAGAAGATGGCCCTCGGGGCCATCATCAGATATCAGATATATCAGATAGAACCAGTCGTCCGCAACCGATGTTCGCGTGCCCGCAGAATCTTTGCGACACGGGACCGGCTCACGCCGGCCCAGCGTCCGACCTCGGCCTGACTGTTCGAGCCGCCATTCACCAGAGCGGCGACATCGTCTTCGCGTGCATCGGACAGCTCTGACCTCAGTTCCTGTAGGTCTCGGTCAAGCATCGTCCGCATCCGCATCCGATCTCGAGGCTGTAGACGTTTCAGCGTCTTCTCGAGGTCGTGGAAGGACGGTAGGAACAGGCGGTCCTCACTCATCGAGTTCGGACTCTACAGCAAGAACGTATGCCTGCTCGATCAACTCGACCAGCCGCGCCAGGGTCGACCAGTTCGCCCGCTTTGGATGCGCGGCCAGAGACCGCAGGCACGCCCCAAGTGGCGCGCACTGCTGCTCCGCATTCAGGATCATCTGACGGGCAGCGTCCTGCGGTACGTCACGCAGTTCCGACACGCTCTCCCATGTGGGCAGGTTATTCATCTTCGGTCTCCCCGTGGATCATGTCGGAATATGCGACGAACGCCCGCTCGTTGGCTTCGGCCAGCGCCGTGTGTGCGCGGGAGATCTCGAAGAGAGCGTCGGCGTACCGAACCTCAGGCTTCGCTTCGTGTTCAGGGTCGACCAGTTTCAAAACAGGTCGACCATCAGAAGTGGTCTGTTCGGTCATTGCGGAACCCTTTCGGTGGTGCGCCCCCGCCCCCCTCGGAAAGGGTAGGTGAACGAACGGGACGGGAGCGCGAGGCTGATCATACAGTAAACATCCTACCCATTAGCGATGCTGTCCCACTAACAACACGCTAGCGGTCAGTCATCTTTCTAAGCTCTCGAATCGTCGCAGGCCAGGACCGCCAGTACCGGTCAAGGACAACCCTCTTGCGTCGAGATGGTGGACGGTACGCCACCACATCGCGAACCAGGTATCCGATGGCGGCACCGAACACGATGCCGGCGAACCCTACGGTAATGATCATTCTTCTTCTCCTTCGAAAGTCAGATCCCAACAGGTCTTGCACAGGTAGTACGGAAACGGCCGCGTCGTGTCCGATCCGATGAGGATGTCGCGCTGTTGCGGCGACAGGTTTCGAAAAACCCATGAGATGTTGCCGCCGGCTCGCCACTCGGTGTACTTGGCTGCCGGCACGCTGACGCTGTCCTGGTTGCTGCAACGCCCGCATGACGCTGTGAGCTCCACCCAATCGGTTGGTGTAGTCATGTTGCCTCCAGTTCCCGTATGCGGGCCTTCAGCGCCGCTATCTCGGCGTGGAGACCGCGGCGCTCCTTCATCTCCAAAATGTTGTCGAGGCGGCTCGCCCGTTCCAAATGCTCAGGATTGACACACGCCTTATTGGCACAAGTGTGGTGGACATCGTCCCCCATGGGGAGCGTGCTGTCGACCCACGCCTTGTAAGCCAGCCGGTGAGCCGATGTGGTCGAGAGGTCGGCGGGGTGTCGCATCAGACCGTAGCCATTCTTCAAGCCCATCTGCCAAATCCAGCACCCGTCTTCCGCTTCTTCGCATCGCTCAAGGATCGCTTCGCCGAGTGGCAACCCTCGTCGCATTATGGGATGTAGCGGTTGGCCCAGTTTGTCTTGTCGGTAATGCGTGGAACACAGACCACGGGCAGCGAGCTGTGTCTTCTCACACCTGGGGCCACGGCATGTCGCGCCCTCCCAGTAGCCGTTGGGGGCGCGGGGTCCGATGCGCTCGTATGGGGCGCGCTGGCGCTCCACCGTCTTGCGCCCACCATGGTGGTAGACGGTCGGCTTGTGATTGCGGGTCATGGCCGCACCCCGAAATGCTGCACCAACCGCTCCAGCAGCGAACGGATCGCGCTCAGGTGGCGCTCGATGTCGCGCAGAGCGCGACCCTCCGTAGCGTGGTACTCGCGCGCCCGCTCCTGGGCCTCATTCCATTTCTGAGCTTCACGACTCAACATCGGCAATCTCCTCCATCTTGTCAGCCAGATCGTTCAAAACGCCGTACACGCCCTCGGGATAGACATCGAGTTGGAGCAGGCGGGCAAGAGCCTCAGCCTCGACAGCGTCCAACATGATGAAGGTCTCCAAACCCGTGGTGCCCGAGCCTGTGATCACGCCGGCCATATCAGCCGCCCGTCACGGTAGATCTCGCGCCGTCTAACCCAGTGTCTCCGCACGCGCCTTCTCTCCTTCGGCAGTAACCCGCCCCACACCCCGTGCTGCTCGTTGACCGTCACTGCGTACACCAGGCACTGGTCTCCGACGGGGCAGCCCGCGCACAGCTCGCGCGTCGTCGGGGGAGGCGAGTGGGCCTTCAGCGGGAAGAACACTCCGACCGGTTGACCCTTACACGCGGCGTCTTTCATCCACGCTGGTTGCTCGATCAGCACCCGCAGGGGATCGGAGAGCGCGCTCACAGCAGCAGCCATGAGTCGACACCGTCGATCAGGGCCAGCGTGGACCCGTCGTCCCAATCTACGCACAGCGTGCCCTGTGCTGCGTCGTCGTCGTTCCACGCGTGAGACCAGCGGTAGTACCGCACCGTGCCCTCAGCGCCCCGCTGAAGGGCTGTGTGGTCGTCTGTGGTGCTGTCTAGGCGCACGCGCCGGCCCTGTAGAGACCTGTCGATAGCCATCAGTAGCCCCACAGGTCTTGCCGGCGGCGTTCGGCCTCGGCATCAGCGCGGTAGCCGTCTAGTTCCCGCGTCAACTCGTTGTAGTCGCCTGGCAGCACATCCCACCACCGCGGATTAGGTCGCTTGACGACCTCGACCTCCACCTCTGTGTCGACCTCTTCCGTTTCCTGTGGGTCGGTATCACTCATCAGTCTCTCCTTCCGTCAGCAGCATGCAGATACGAACGAGCTTGTCATCGTGCATGGCAGCACGATCAACATGGGTAAGAACCAGCCGGTCAGCCACGCCGGTCGACGCCAACTCAGGATGCTGTTTGAGGACGATCATGGCCAGGTCGCTCCTGTCGAGCAGCACGGTGACCTCAGCGGTGGCCCGCCCGATGGTTACGTCAGCCATCATTAACCCTTTCTGTAGATGTTGACAATGACGCTACCACACCCGTGCGACAGATGCTGACACGGGGGCGACACGGTACGCGCCAGCACGCGAAACGACCCCGCCAACCTCGAGGGGGAAGAGGCTGACAGGGCCGCACGCCGACCACGCCTAGAGGGTAGGGACTCTAGGCGTGGTCGAGAGCTGACACTTGATCGAAAATCTGTCGGCCGATGCGCGGATGCACAGCGTTTCGCAGAATCTGCGCTGGGCAATGATTGCCATCAAGATACACGTTCTGCTCAAAATGGATCCCTAGCCAATCCATGAGAACCTCCTTGCCAGCCAACGTGGCCTGATTGATGAACCCAGCGGGACGCTTGATGTCATCAACCTCGAACGGCGCACTAGACCAGAACAAGTGCCGACCCACACGCGCCGTCGGAGCTACCAGCGGCTCGTAGTAGGGAGCCACGTTCTCGACGACCCATGGCACCTTCACGAAATGCTGGCAAAATAGGATCTCCTGATACAGCGCCATGTCGGGGTAGCGACGCAGCTTGTGGCGCGTAGCTTTCATCATCCTGGAATGCGACTGGCATGGCGGCGACGACCAGACCCAGTCGAAGTCGTCCGCGCCATGCTCTAGCAAATACTGGTGGGCGTCAGCCACCACCACCTCGTCGTCGGGGTACAGCTCCGCATAGACGGCGGCTACGCGCTCGTCAAGCTCGACGGCCACCACCTCGACATCGTCGGGTAGCTGCGCCCGATTGCCGCCGATCCCAGCGTAAAGGTTTAAGTAGCGGACGGGTACGTCGAACCGACGCGTCATCATTTGGCCCACCACCTACGGAGTAGCCAACGCGCCCCAGCGCGGACGCCCAACCCTGCCACGAACACCAGCGTCCCAAACAACAACGTCATGATCGCAGCGTGTAGGAAAAGCCAGCCTGCCCAGTCCGCGCTCACGATGCCACCGTGTAGGTAGTACGCCCCACACTCGCTTTAGCCTCAATCTCGATACGCGCCACCTGGTAGGCAATGATCAGAGCGTGCGCCTCCGACTTGCCATCTAGTTCCAACTCCTGGTCTCGAAAATCGGCGTGCACGCGCCGTCGCAGCTTCTGCAACAGCTCGCCGTCCCGTCGCTCAGTCAGCCCGCCGACCCATAGGTTTCGCAGGCTGTGTCGATACTCGTAGTTCCAAAAGTACGCTAGGCCGCGGTACTTGCCAGTGCCGACTCGCGCAGCGTCGTCGTCCAACGCCCGCATCCACCGATCCATGCGCCTACTCACGACGCACCGCCCGTCGGGATCGGCCAGTCGGCCTCTACTAGGCCGATAGCCGCATTCGTAAATCCAACGTAGGCGTCGAACGCTCGATGGTGCCCGTCGGGCATTACCACGCCTAACGCGTCGTCAGCATCCTGGAGATAATCGTTAGCGTCACACGCGCTATGCAAGTCAGTCCAGTCCGCGCACGCGCCGTACCGTGCGGGTTCGGCGGCGTAGTCGTCGGCTACCGCTGCCCGTAGATGCGCCGCATAGTCGCCGACCGCCACTCCGTTATAGGTCTCACTCATGACGACACCCCTAACGACTCGAGAACCGCGGCGTCGTCGCGACGCTCGATCTCGATATCGAACCCCAGCGCCTGGATCCGCTTAAGGTCCGACGGCCGCAGCGTCGCGCATCCGCTGATCAAACTAAACAGGGTGGCTGTCTCGTTGGCGGGCCACGCCCGCACCGTCCCGTAGTTGTCCTCGACGCGTATCAGCACGGTCCCGCTCATGATGCCACCGGCCCTAGCACGCGCTGCCACGCGGACACGGCACGCGACCGACCACGGACGGCTAGCTGGTAGATGGTCGTCGTGGTCTCGAGTGCATCCACGAACCCGTCAGCCCCCGCGCGCTCGATTTCGGCTAGCCACGACGCGGGCAGCCCGCGCCCGTCGGGCCGTCGAGCCACGCTACGCGCATCCCACATGGTACCGACCGGCCCGTACATGCTGCCGCCCGTGCCATGCCAACCCGCCGAACGATGCCACAACGAACCAGCCGCACGCGCACGCTTACCGACGAACGACGGCGCACTAGCCAACGAACGGAACGGCGCACGCGCCGACAACGCCTCGTCGAGCGCGTCGGCCACCGCGGCCGACGAAAACGACGCCGCGGCTAGGTCCGCCGATCCTGGAACGGCGGCCAGTACAGCTACCGCGTCGTCGTACCGGCCGACCAGGCCGGCTATGTGGGCCGCCCTTTTCTCACTGGTGCTAGTCATCATTCCTACCCTTCCGACGCGTCACGCGCCGTATCTAATCGCCGCCGACGTTCGGCGGCGAGAACCATTAGAAAATCATTCAGGCGAGCTCGACGCCGCGCCTGAATCCGTTGGGTCAATCGGTACGCGACCAACGCCGCGCACACAACCAACCAACCGACGAAAACCGCGAGGCCCGCATCCATCACGCTACCGACCTAACGAATCCGACCGTGCCAATCGCCCGACCCTTAGCGCGCAACCCAACCACGACGCCGACGGGATCCCGCCGCCGGTCGTCGTATTCGTCGCCGTCGACCACGGGCAGTCCCTTCCAGGATGTAGGCAACGGCTCACCCTTACGGGTAGAAAACACAACCGCCACGCTAGACCCGTACATAGCCGCCAACGGCGCCAATTCGTCGTCGTCAGTATGTTCCGTCG